ACCTGTCGATCATAGGGTTGCTACTCTATTCGTACAGGAACGTCACTATAGTCAGGTGATGCCAAAACTAACCAAGCATTATTTGGGTGCTTACCAAGACGATGAATTGGTAGGTGTCCTAACGCTTGGTTGGGGTACAAATCCTATGGGTACAATCAAGAAGATGTTCCCAGAACTTTCTACATGTGATTACTTTGAGATAGGTAAGATGTGTATGGATGATTCTATGCCACGCAACTCTGAGTCACAGATGCAGAGTGCTACAATTGCATGGATGAAGAAGAACACACCAGACGTTAAGTTTCTATACACATGGGCAGATGGTATTGTGGGCAAACCTGGCTACGTTTATCAGGCAGCGAACTTTTTATACGGTGGGTTCATCTGGAGTGACGTATATGTCACAGACAGTGGAGAGAAGGTACATTTTCGCACTATACAACGCAAGATGAAGAAAGTGATGAACCGTATGGATACCAAGTATGGGCCACGCCCATCTGATGCACATATGGGTGAACTAGGGTTCTCTCGTGTATTCGGTAAACAGTTTCGGTACATATACCCTCTTAACAAGAAATCTAGAAAGTTGTTAAAACAATCTACAATGAAATGGACACTGGATTATCCAAAGGGTAAAGACTTACAATGGAAGATTAAACGTCCAGGCGAGCTCGCCTACACGCTCACAGACACCATTCCATACGAACATCGTGGCGACAGTGTAGACCATAATAAGAGTAACGTAAACAGGGTTGCAGACAAATATGGAGTAGCGACACTTGACACGTTCTTTACATGATGTTACTGTAACATGTATAAATACTTCTAAGGAGATTATACATGGCATTCAATTTTCGTCCAAAAAATACAAATGAGATTCTAAAGAAGAACAAGAAGTCTTCTGAGTCTGCTGCATCAGTGTATGAATTTGTAAATAAAAACTATGGAGAGACTATAGTTCTTGACCCCACAAAAGATTTTAATGTTATTAAGATTCCAAGGACAGCAGAGAAGAAAGATAATATTGCTACCATTAAAAGAAAAATGGCAGCTGAATTCGACATAAAGAATTTGAACATATCTTTTGGTAATGGTTCTGGTGCTGGTGGTTCCAACATGAACGCTGCTGATACTGCAATGCAAGAGAACGCAACACGCTTTGTTTGTGAACAGTTCATTGATGGTAGAGGAATGCCAACTGGAGACTTGATTGCAAAGATATATCCAAAATATGACGATGCATGGCATACCACTTTTGAAATGCAAGCGTCATCACTAAAAAAATGGTTGGGTTCGAATAGAGGATATGAATACTCTAGAGATAAAGGCATCATGCCATATCTGGAAGGTATTGCAATTAACAAGTGTGGAGTAAGTACAAAAGACTCTTGGAACCCTGCTGACATATATCTTGTGAAGATGCAACAAAAAGCAAGAATAATGACTGAGATGAAGACAATCGGTGATTTAAAACTTGACACGAAACAGAAACTTGACATGCTCAACAACTACATGCGAAGACTCTTTATCAAGAGAGAGTTGATTGGCATTTCACTAAAGAAACTAGGTAAGTCTGCATCATTAGAAGAAACCAATGTAACAACACTAAACACCATTAGTGATATATCAATAATGAGAGGCAGTATCAAACTAAACCTCGACCTTGCAAGGAATGATGAGTTCAATACAGGAGAACTTGCATTTAAAATTAATGTTGGAGGTAAAGAGGTGAACGTACAGGTTCGTGCATTCTCTGGTGGTGTTCGTGAGTCTACACAAATGGATATGACAGGACAGGGCGCTGCAGCGAAATTAGGTAAAGTATCGTCTAAAGAAGCAATTGACCCATTCCTTTCTAAAGTTGGTTTAAAGAGAAGAATGGGTTCACAAATACCAGCAGTAGGAAAGTTCTCTGAGAGTGATATCAAATCTTTTGTTCTAGAACAAAAGAAACTGTCTAGTTTGACTATAGGTGGTAGTACCATAGATTTTGGTTCTGATGATTGGGAAGACACACTGCGAAGAGTTGTTGAACTAGAAAAAGAGAACAATCGTGTTGCATCACAACTATCTGCTAAACTTCAATGTTTTCAGTGGTTGACTATACTGAAAACCATAGAACAAAGAGGTAAACTTGAAGATTTTCTATCAATACTCTATTATGGTGCAAAAAAGCAATACGAAACAGCAGGGCCATTTCTAAAAATATCTTGACAATACCCCAGTAATGTACTATAATAGTACTATAATCAATTGGAGTACTTATGACCGCACTATTCAAACCAGACAGGTTCGATATTGAGCAAGAAATCAATCAAGTCGGACACTTTTCTGATATAATCAAAAATTACGCCGACACCTTGTATGACGGCCGCCGCAAACAGTCAATGGACGATATTCACACAACTTTGCATGGGTTTGCTAATCTATTAGAAGCACACTCAGAGACAATGTATGAAACTCATTGTAAACATTACGACTTAAACGAATATGCTAGAAAGGACTAACATGGATTATGCCAAGAAACTCTCACATCTAGAGGGCAAGCACAAACGACAACATGAGGTTGTGGAAGTACTAATTGCAGAGAAAGCGCCAGAGATGGCAATTTTGTCTGCAAAACAAGAAAAACTAAGGATTAAGGATCAGATACATCATCTATATGCATTGTATGAGTCTGATAGTGGGTTAGAGAATTTTGGCTAAACAACCAGACTTTGGTGATTGGATAGAACATACATGTGCTCTTAATGGTAGATTTGAGGGTAGGGTTATAGAAAAGTTGTCTATGCAGTTCATATACAAGACTGACAATGGATATGAAAGGTTCTGCCTCTACACAGAAGCTTGGAGAAAGATTCCGAAACTGGAGAAAGCAGATGAAGACAAAGATACACATAAACCAGCACGTAATACGAAGCAACGCAAAAAGCGGAAAGCGTGAACCTGTAATCACAGCGAAGACTTACAAAGAGAACCGATATGGACATGAGGTGCATATCAAGGGCGATTGTAAGGTTGTGTATAGTCCAGACAAGCCACTATCATGTGGTGCAAAGGTGTGGATTGAGACAGAGGGCGAGGTTATAGTAGTATGAGCAACATTGGTATAAAGGTTGTTGTCACATTAGACAAGTTTGCTACATGCGACTTGCTAAAGGAACTGTATAACCGTATCGGTGACAGATTGGGCGACCCAGAACCACAACACGACCCTTGTATCGACAGATTGACTGATAAAGAGATTAATGACTTACATGTCACACTCTTTCAGATAGACAGACGCTGGTACGAGGTAGAACGTGCAGAGATGATTGAGAACAGAAAGTAGTATGAGATGGGTATCGTTGGCTTCTCAAATGTTGGTAATTCATTCATATGGCATATCGCTGTCGTAAGAGGATGCCGCTGTTATAGTATCCCTGTACCTTATCCAGTTTACCTTGTCATATACACCGTCTGGAAACACCATACAGCGAGGGCGGTAAAAAGATTACGCAATAAATACAAAAGGACTTGACAAGTCGGGTATTTTGGTGTTATAATAGTATGGTAAATGAGGCAATAGTGTTTAAAGATGGCGAGAGGTATATCGTGTATCACAGGGGAAACCTTGTTCTACAAACATCTTATAAGAAGATTGCCATGGCAAGTGCTAAAGCGATTAATAATGGAGAAACCTATGTCATTCCCACCGGCTACCAAAACTACTAATTGGACAGGATACTACGCTGTACGAGTACAGATAGACGTTGATGAGTATGCCCTTGATGGACAAATCACTCAAGGCTCTAAAGGTAAACCTAGACTCTTTGCGAGTAAAGCAGAGGCAGAGGAACAGGCGAAGAAATGGAACACGGGCGTAGTGATACAATACAATGGAGTTGTGTAGACGACCCTTGTGATGATGTGACCCATTGGTTAGCGAGTGATATATGGATAGAAAATCAGAAGAAATTAAAAGAAGAATCAAACTCTGTGTCGCCGCATACGCATACGAAGTAAAGAACGACTCCATCATGCCAGACGCCACCTTTGACGAGGAATGTAAGAAGGTAGATGTTACCATAACAACAGGTAATGAGAAGATGGACAAGTGGTTCAAGGATGAATTCGACCCATGCACAGGGCAATGGATACATAACCACCCAGAGAAGGGTAAACTAGAAGAACTGTACCAAAAGTACTATAGATAAGAAAGAAGAAAAGATGACAAGTTTTATTATGGATTGGTGGAACGTGATAATGGATCACGAGAAGAACCCATTAGGTAATATCAAAGATTTAAGGGTACGCCATATGGTGATGCAGATACTTGCATGGATGTGGTGTATAGTGTTTACAGCAATGACAGGTACTTGGATGTATCTAGGTGCTAACATATTGATACACACATTGCTATTAGGTGCAGTATGTATCACAGTAGCGACATTCGAAGCTGCAAAACGTAAACCACAAATCTTCTACACGCTTAGAGGAGACGGAGGCGAACATGAGTAATGACCCCTATCATAACAAAGGTGTAGGACTCGCATTCTTCATCATAGCACTGACAATGATTGGTATACCAGTAGTAATAGGAACAAGCATGGGCTGGTTCAACCTATTCGGTATACTAGGACAAAAAACACACACAATACATAAGGAAGATGTATGAAAAACGGTAAGGGAAAGGTAGTAACACCTAAGACAT